CATATGTATCTAATGTGTCTAAATCAAAGTCAATGTTTTCTTCTACAAGTATAGTTGCGACTCGAGCAGTAAATTCATTAGCGTCGGTTTTTTCAATATGAATTTTCTGACATCTGCTGTGTAAAGGTGGAATAATACGATTAGGGTAATTACAGGTTAAAATAAATCTTACTGTTTGACTGTACTGTTCCATAAGATTACGCATAGCTGGTTGTACACTTTGTGCATTAAGGTAGTCTGCCTCATCGATCACAACAACTTTGAATTCTCCAAATGGGATCGTTTGACAAAATCCTTCTAGCTTATCTCGTAACCAATCAATTTTCCGACCGTCCTTACTGCCGTTTACAAACATAACATCTGTGTCTTGTACGTTCAGCTGGTTCACTAGTATTTTAGCCAGTGTAGTCTTTCCTATTCCTGCATTTCCGCTGAACATAAGTTGAGGAATGCTACCTTCCTCGATCCATTTCTCTATTTGGGCACGTTGGGTTTCATCCCGGAATACATATCCGTCCAAGGTGGTAGGTCTGTATTTCTCTGTCCAGAGCTCTTTCATTATTACCTCTTAAAAAAATTAATTATTGCTTGTATAAGATTATAAAATCGTAAGTGATAAATGTCAATACTAGGAGGATGATGTGGACATCTGCCTTGTCTAAAGTCGCAAGAAATTGAGTATTCTTTACGGCAGATGTCACATTTCATTTAAAAATGGGGCAAGATTAGGAGGTTGCCATCCGTCTGGTTTAAGAACTTTTCCGTCTTCTCGTTTACGTACTTTTCCTGTTAGATCATCGATTTTAGCAAAATTTGTACGCATAACTTCATTCCAAGCACCTTCACCGTCGGCACCCATGCTATGTATGGCTCCAATAGTTACTACTAAAATATCAGTTAATGCATCAAGTTGTTCTTCTTGACATCTGGCATCGTCCAATTCTTTAACTTCTTCCTTTATGAGATTTTTATAAAGAATAAATTGGCCGGAATTTATTTCGCCTACGGTTTGATCGCAGGCCGTCATGAATTTAGCCTGGTCCTTAAATGGGTTAGTCATTGTACTAAAATATCCTCTGGTCGCTCGTCTGCGGAAAGTAAAATATCATCAGGATCAATACGCCTTACCGTAAAAACTTCTTCCCCATCTTCAAGCTGAACTCCTCGGGTCCATCGCCCGTGCATAACATATACCCATTCACCTTCTTTTACTGTGTGTTGTTCAGGGCCAATGGCATATACTTTTGCCCACCTTGGTTTAATACCTGTAGTTTTGCCATCTTGGCTTGGAATATAAATTCCTGATGTAAGTCGTATTCCTTCTGAGTCTAAGTCTCTAACAAGAATAGCATCTCTTAAAGGACGTAATTTTACTTTTTTAAGAGTATCAAAACCCATATTATTTCATATCCTTATTATCTGTATGATATTCAACACTAGATTCTTCACGCTTTTTAATTACTTTGCCTCCAGGACCAATTTCATCCCCTCTTGCATTCATTCTAGCATTTCCTACAGCTAGTGTAGATTCATGTTTCATTCTTAATTTATCTAGATCAATTTCTTTACCCTGCATTGTTTTATAAGGGCTGCGTTGTTGTACTTTATTAACCATATTAATCTCCTAATAAGTTTATACTTATCTTAAAAATTCACGCCAGTCTAAATTATATTTGATAGAATCGATTTTATGCACGCCTAGTAAAAATAACACATAGCTAGAAACACTGCTTCCACGTCCTACTCCCCAAACTATATTATTACTTCTAGCTGTATCTACAAAATATTTTAACCAGCGTAGTAAATCTAGCATATTTCGTTGTTTAAATTCTGCTAGCTCTTCTTCTACTCTAGAATGTTCCGGATCCCACGGCGGGCACAGCTTAAATATTTCAGTTTCTATATCTAAGTTTTTATACTTTTCAGGCATAAACCAGTTGTTTTGTTTTAATCGATCAAAATCTTTTATGCTTATATCTTGCTCTTCATAAAAGTTTAAAGGTAAATTAACGGTTTCTTTATTTTTTTCTACTTGTATATTATCAAGCTCGTTTAGTTTGCCTTGGTACAGTAAACTAAAAATATCATTTGCTTCAAATATTGGCTGACCATATTGATCTTTTTTCATATCAACATTTTAGTTTACATTGATGAGTTTGTCAAGTCCCTTATCCATATTTTGGCGTTGTTGTTCCCAGGTCTTAGCTCTTCTAGATTGTAGTTCTTGATTATACCCTTCTAATAAAACAGCTACCTGTTGCTGTAGCATAGGGTTTCTACTTTGCCAATATTTTCGGCTTAAACTCAATATTTTAGCTTCTAGCTCTGCATCTTTAAGTTTCGTCATATCTTCAGCAAGTGGATGAATCATGACTGGAATGTCCCTAAGTATTTCATCAAAATATCACTAGCACCTACTCGCCAAAACTCTAAAACAGTTGGTTTATTTACTGTTAAGGTAACCTTTTGAGTTCCGCCACTTACGCCTGCACTTATCTGTCCACTGTCATCTCGTTTAATTACTATACCGCCTTGTCCTTGAAAAGTAACTTGATTGCCAGTTTGTCCATTTAATTCTATTCTTATTTTAAATTCTTTAATGCTAGTACCGGTAGTAGGCCAGTCTGTCAAGTTAAAAGTTACATTACCGTTTATACTATTAATTATAAAATAACTAGCTAGTATAACGCTTAGGTCACCTCCTGCACCTGATACAGAATTATTAACTACACCATATAGTTTGTTTGTAAAAGCATTACTAATGATACTACCATTAAAATCTGTATCTGTATTAGTTTTTGCTGTATGTGATTGTAAAGCTGTAATTTCTACATCTGCTTGGTTAAATGCCGATTGTATAGCTGCAAAATTTAACCTAAACTTTACAGTATCGTTATCTTGCCCTGCAACTGGATAATTTGCATCGTAGTTTGTAAGTTGTTCATTAACCTGACTTGTCATGATATTGTATTCCTGTCATTTTTAAATACGAGATATTTATCGGAGCTGTAGCCAGTTACGCTGTCGATTATATATCTATCTATTTCGTAGTCAACAATTTTAAAATTAAAACCGCTATTTTTTATATTAAGTAAAATGTCTTTTGAATATCCTGGTAAACAGTAACATATAGGAACAGCAGTTTGATAATCTAGTTCTACTACACTTCCGTCTTGCACTGTTCTCATCCATAGTGGTAAGTAATTTCTATCTCTTAGTCCTAAAGTTCTTATTCTTTTACGCCATAGACTAATACTAGCAGGAGATTTCCAAGCTGTATAGCTATCGCCTGCAAAAATGAAATCACTATCCGCAGGAGCATAAAGTGGATTTGGTGGTTGCCAATACGGGTTAATTTGGTTAAATGGTCCTGTATTATAACTATTATTTTGATCTACAGTTATCCCTAAATTAGTATTACTTGTTTTTATGTTAAACGGTAAAACTTTTTTATTTGGCTCTAAAGGATCTATAACTTCAACATATATAACTTCGTAAACAATTGTATCAGTTCCAGTTAATTGTGCCTTTGCAGTTTTGATATCACCTAGTATTAAACGTTTTCTTCGATGATTTTTTAACATCATTGAAGCAATAATATTAGCGGGTTTAGTTTCTATTCCTGCATAAACTAGCATCTTTAATTCTTTTTGTACTCCAAAGTTTGGATCATCTGGTCTATAAATGTATTCTGGAGTAAAAATTTCTGTATTTACTAAAAATGATTTTAGGGTATTTCTTTGGTCTAATTTTAAGAATGGTTTTACTGTAAGGTTACTATATAATTCTTGATTTGGTGTAGTTACCTCAAGGGTGAATTCCTTATCTACACTATCAAAATTTATAACATCTGTGGCCGTTATTACAAATTTATATTTTTTATCAAATGTCGTTTCTGCATTATCGAATGTTGTTTCTGTATCATCAAAAGTTACCAGGCCTGGGTTGCCAACAGATCCGTATTGATTAACTTTTCCTATAAGTTCTCCATTAAGATTTAGGCTAATACCGGGAGGAAGGCTTCCGGACTTTAAGCTATAAATCAAACTTGTATTAGGGATAGTAGTAGATGCATTTACAAATAAGTTACAAATAAGATTAGCAGCTATTTGTCCTAAATTAGAATCAGAATTCCAAGTTATAACACTATCAACTGTACCTAACATTGTTACTGTAAAGGTTCTACGACTTCTACCAATTTCTATATGATCTGATTGAAACTCCATCCTATAAGCTATAGCAGTAAAATTATAAGTTTGACTAATGCTTGTTTGATAAGGTACTACACCGAAAACTTCTCCGTTTCCAACATCAAAAAGCATTCCTGGAGGAAGTTGGCTTAATGTGCCTATTCCTATACTTGTATTTGTAGGAATGGTTATTGTTAAGCTAGGATAGATTGTTAAAACATACTCGGTGCTAGTAATAGTTTGTATATTAGTAATGTTATATATTGTATTATCTGCAATAATAGATATAATAGGATCTGTTCCATTATCTGGAATGATATATTTTTCTACATAATTTTTTAAGTAAATTTTATCACTTAGTAATGGTGCGCCAGACGTTTTTTTAATTCTTATAATATTTGTTCCTAACCTATTTTCTTGATTATTATTAGGCGTAGCTATAGCCTGTATTCGAGGATTTACTTTATCTAATTCATAGGCTATTGGGTTAGGATTCTTATCATCGTAAACATCTAATTTAAATATATGGTAATTGCTTGCTCTTTTGATTCCTAAGTTTTTAGGAGTGGTCCATATAGGTGCTCTTACAAAGCTTGCATCTGAAGTAAATGTGCCTGCATTTTGATTATTAATACCAGTAGTATCTGCTTTAAAATAGTCGTCGCCTACCACATAAATTTTAAAAGTTCTATTAACACTGCTATCCCCATCGCTCACTTTAACTGTAAATTCATAGAATCGATTAAGTTTTTTAGGAACAGTAGTAGGAGTATAAAAGTCAAAGGTAGTACTTTCATATAAAAAGCTGTCATAACCGTTAGTGCTAGTAACTCCAAAATCAAAAGCAATATAATCAAATATGTTTGAATCGTATCCTGCACTTTTAATATTAGTTGGTAGGGTTAGAGCAGGCTGAATGAATCCAACTATTCTACCAGATTCTGTTAAGATTAATCCTGGTGGAAGTTCCCCTTTCACTCTAGTATATTTTAACACCTGCCCTGCTGCTGTATCATTATCTATAGCTTCTAGTTGAAAATCAATATAAGTGCTGTCTAAAACATAGTATTGGTTGTTGTTTAAAATTGCTAAGGATGCGCCTGGTGTTTGCCATATAGGGTCATCTGATCCTTCAACTTTAAGATAAAAAGTTCTATCAGATATATCATTACCAAGTTTAGCTCTAATTACAAATTTATGATCAGTAGTTCTAGAAACTTCTCTGGCAGAACCAAATATTCTGCTATCTTTAATTCTTAACCCGTCTGGTAATTTTCCTGAAATTATACTGAATGATAGCAGTGAGCTATCATCGAAACTGTTAGGATAATTTATAGGTAATGGTATATCAACTAGTACATTTTCTTGAATAGTTGAAAATTTGTATCCTGATGATTGAGTCCAAATGTTAAGAGACATACTATGTTTCTATACTTAATATTGTTAAGGTGGTATTAATAGGAGTTGAATATCCTCCCTTATTTGTTATACGTAAGAAAATAGATGTAGTAGGAGTGCTTTCATTGTTAAACCCTACAACTACTGGACTTAAAATGTAAATCTGATTAGGTGTAGTTGTTATAACTTCTGCTATTAATCCGTTTCCCGCTGTTGCTGGAAATCCTTCTGCTCTCGCTGCATCCGCTGTTCTACTTGCTTGATCTGTATAAATTCTTACTCGTGCAGGTTCGTTAGTTTGTATTTTATATAATAAGTATCCCTTTGATGCTCCAGTAATATCTACGTTTTCAGAAGCACCGTCTGCTAGAGAGCTACTAGAGCCTACTACAGTAGTCCTTGAAAAGCTTGATCCGCCTCCACTAACTGTAGACCAACTAAGGCTTCCTGATCCATCTGTAGTTAAAACTTGCCCATTTAACCCATCGCCTGTAGGCCAGGCAAGGTTGTCTAAATATACTCTTCCTGTAGAATTGGCTGATATATAAAGGTTAGCATTAGAATTTACAGTGGCAATTCCGTTTTGACTCAGACGTACATCTCCGACAGTAAGACTGTGTCCGGTTAGAAGCGTAATATTTGTATTAGTAAAAGATGATAATTGATCTATTCTCCAAATACCTTCAGAACTTAATTCAGCTCTGGGCCCTATTGCCCCTGCTTGGTTTCTAGTCTCGAATATAAATTTTCCTGGAACTGATGTTCCTACAACCCCGTCTACTTGAACAGTCAAAGTAGCAGCAGCACTTCGTCCGCTTGAACCTTGTCCTATAAAATTTAAATCAGCTAGGTCGTCACCGTTTTGAACAGCTGTCAGTGCAGTAGACGTACCTCTTGTTCTATAAAGGTTAATATTGACTGCATCTTGTGTAGAATGGTGTTGAGCGAACGTGAGCCCTTGCCCAAATGTCGAACTATAACTATTTCTTACAATATACAAATTCCCATCATTTCCGCCATCTCTGCCAATGCTTACCAAATAAGTGGGAGCAATGTTTATTTGACCAGTTTTAGTGATATGTCCTGAACTATCAAATTCTAAAGTTCCGGGAAAATTTATAGATCCTCCTACCGGTAGAATATTAATGTCTCCTCCACTAGATACAATATTATGACCGTTAATATCTAGGTTGCCACCGAGTTGCGGAGTAGTGTCTTGGACAATATCGGTTATGGCTGATCCACCTGTGTCAACAGCTATTCCACCAGGAATGGATCCATCTCCGACATATAACTTTTTAGTATCTGTGGTATAAATTAATTCTCCTTCTGCGGGAGTTATACCAATCCTTTGTGCGTCAGTTCCTCTTCTAAGTTTCAAAGACATTTTAATTTCCTAATTATATTGTTCCTAAATCTAATGTAAATCCAGATGGGCTTGTAAACGACCCGAAATCTAAGTCACCACCGCTACCCCCTGTTATTGTAGTAAAAGAAAATACACCGCTTCCATTAGTAGTTAGCACCTGACCATTAGCCCCGTCAGTAATACCAAAGTTTAGTATGCTTGTTGGTTTATTATTTAGATCATTATAACTACCACTTGTTGCTACAGTTGCTAAAGAACTTATATTTGCTTTAAGTCCTAATTGTGTGTTTACATATGTTGTAGTAGCATAACTGCTAAGATCAGGGCCTGCATATCCTATAATCCCTGTAGCGGAACTATAACTTAATACTCCTGAAACTGATATGGCATTTCTTACTCTATCCACAGTATGATATAAATTACTACCCTCTGATATGTTACTAGTTGTCTTAGTTGCTAATCTAGTATCAAAATCAGTATTTGCTCTAGTAGTAGTATAGTATAAATTACTACCCTCTGATAAGTTACTAGTTGTCTTAGTTGCTAATCTAGTATCAAAATCAGTATTTGCTCTAGTAGTAGTATAGTATAAATTACTACCCTCTGATAGATTAGTTGTAGTTTTCGCTGCAAATGCGTTATCAAAACGACCCTGTGTATAGTATTGATTATTACTACCTTCAGGAATGATGTCTGAGGACATATTAATATATCTCCACAAACCAGTTTGATATTGTAAAAATTGTCCTTCCGTGACTGTTAGATTACTAACGTCTGATAATGCACTAAGTGGATGATTAGTTATATCACTTACTTGTCCAGTGACATTGCCTGTTAAGTTGCCAGTGACATTGCCGGTAACATTACCTGTTAAGTTGCCAGTGACATTGCCGGTAACATTACCTGTTAAGTTAGCAGTGATAGTTCCTGTGGTAGTAAAAGTAATTGTATCACTATTGTTGGTGACAGCAATGTTTGTTCCTGCTACTAAGCTGCGGAAACTTAGTTTACTGCCGGTTCCAGCGTCTGCTACTACAGTGGCAAATACAGGACTGCCTGCGCCTAGGTTAGTGCCGCCTACAATAGTTAGATTATCTAGTTCACTAAAATTGCTGTTAACCTTAGTAAAAGCGGTGCGTAGGTCGTCGCCGGTGCCATCGTTAGCATATGTTCCAAGATTTACCTGTTGTATTGCCATAGTTCGCTCTCTTTAGTATATTTACCGCCTAGTAAA